TATTGCAGTAGACGGGCTACCGCCTGTACCAAAATATTGACTAAAGGCGACAGCCATATTCTTGCTTGCATCGGCTTTAGCGTAGAACGACAGAGTAGCAGTTTTGCCAGCTAAAGTGCGAACAGATTCGATTGGTTGGGATTTGTCACAGTAATTTCCCGAGCCTGCAACAGAAGTAACGATAGTTCTTGAAAAGTATTTTGGTTCATTAGGTACATTAGTTTGCCCGAGAGTAAATGCTTGTTGAGAATGAGTCTTTGTTGAACCAATGTGGTAGTTTACCCATCTATCGTCACTACCGTACCCAGCACTTGTTTGGCTTGTTCCTCGCTGCCAAATATCAAAATTACCATTGATGATGTAGTTCTTACGACCTATAGATGTTTCTAATGGATTAGGATAAACATTATATGACATTAACTAATCTCCAAACCACAAGCAGTAAATGAACAATAACCGTTAGTAGTATAAACATAAACTGTGTCAGATTTTCCAATGTCAAAAGTTTTCTCAATAACACTATTGGCAGGAATAGTTGTATCATACATTAGATAATGTTTAGAATCTAATACTTCACCAGCTAAAACCAAAGCAAACCGAACCTTGTCCACGTTTGTACTTTGATTACAAATAGTTAGTGTTCCTTGACATTCAGCCCCAGAAGGAGCAGTATATAATAATGTAGAATTAGCAGCTGTCGGTTTGCTTTGTCCTAAAATTTTTGCAACAGTAGCCATTTTATCTCCTAGCAAAGAAATGTGAAAGACGTCTCATTTGAGCTATTTCACTTTGGGATGTGTTTAATACCGAATTTATATTATTTATTAATAATCCTAAATTATAATCAGCCGTATTAAGATTATCTATTTCAGTTTCTATACCTGCTACAGTTGTGTTAAAATCTAAAGCTGTAACATAATTTTCTGCGGTAACAACATTTGTCTTAAAAATACCAACTAACCCATTATCAATAGTTAGTTTGTAAATCCAATAATTAGCATAATCTAAAATTGAGTAAAAAGATTTTTCATATGGGTCATATGTAACTTCTTCTATTTCTAACAACCCGTTTGTTATATTTAACTTCCAAGATTTTGCTACACTTAAATCGTTTACAATAATTGGACCAGCAGAAACACAAGATGAATCAGTTTGTTCTATAACAACAGTATTATTCTCAATTTGTAAGAAGTTTTTATTTCCATTATTGTCTACAATGATATTTTCTGAAGCAACAAAAGTTTCCTTTTTCAAATAGAAAACTTCAGCTCCACTAACAGCAAAGGAATATTGAGTTCCGGTTACTTTATCTTGAATATAGATTTTTGGAGTTGTAGGTTCTTGGGTTATTTCGATTGCTCTAAAATCACCATTTACTACTTGGACATAATACGTTTTAGTATCATCAAAACGGTTTACTGTTATTCCATCATACCTAGCATCATGATAAGAACCAATATCACCAGAATCTACAAAGTACATTTTTTCATTTACAACATACAAATCAACTAAACGGTTTAATCCTATATCATTCAAACGAATATATGACTTGATGATGTTTCTTTCATCAAGGTCACTTGGCTCCATCAAGTCATTCATTTCAATCAAACTATTGTAAACAAGAACTTTTGTAATTTCTAAAGTTACAGTATAAATGCCTTTATTTTCTATCTTAAGAACAAAGTTACCAACTAAAGGACTATCAGTTAGTTTAAATTGAATTATACTTTTTTCAGCCGTCGTACTAACTGGTATTTCAGTATAAACATTATCAATTTGATTTTCGTTTACATTTATCAACTGACCTGAATTTGCGTTTGAAACTGAAACTCTACAACCAGAAGCAGATGAAGTACAAAAAATAGCAGCAGTACAATAATCACCAGAGTTTAGGTTAATTATATTTTGACTTAAACTTTCGTTTGGACCTAAAGTTACTGTTAATTTTCTTGTTGTATTAGAATACTCATAAACACTTCCAGAGTCAGTCCAGTAATCCAGAACATTGTTTGTTACAAGATTAAAATAACCATTGAATATTTTATTTCTTAAAGAAAGTTTAGCAAAGTCAGAAAAGAACTTGTTTGTAGCTTGTTTGAGGCTATAAACAGAGGATCCGTTATCTGTCAAGTAACTTTGATTTGTGTATGGTGTAATTGCCATTAAAGCCTCTTAAAGAATAATTTTAAAGTCTTCTTTACCATTTGAAGAAAAAATATACTTACGGTAAACAGGAACTTTATTAGCCAAGTAAATTAATGTTCCCAGTTCATATGCTTGTGTTGCTTTGTTAAAAATTTGGTCTGTATTATAATCAGTAGCTTTATAACGGTCAGCTGTCATAACTGTTCCAGTGCTATCTTCTGGAGCAAAGCAAATAAACAATTGACGGTATGTATCTTCAGTTGGACTAGCGGCACCAACTAAATCTACTCCTTTATTTACTATTAGAGAATTAAAACCATATTGTAATGCTTTTTCTTTATTAGATGTTTTTGCCAAGTAGATTTTAGCAACTGCTGATGAAGGTTCAGTTACAATTATAAAATTAGCATCAATTGTATTACCGCTGTTCTTATCTAATGTTATAAACGAATTGTCTGGTTCATAAGAAACATCAGTAACAGTATATTGAGTTAGTGGAGTCGGAAGCCAGAAAGTATCACCTATAACTAGATTATGATAGTTTTGAAGTGCTATAGTTAAATCTCCAATTCCAAAGGCAGTTTTTACTGAAGCTTGGTGTTCAATTCCAGAACCATTCATTTCAATAGTTTCTAGTTCAAACCCATAACCACCAGCAGAAACAGCATTAGTGTACAGATTCTTTTCTGCTATAGAGTTTAACTCTTTAACAAACTCAACTTCAGTTTTTAAAATCTTTTCTACACCTTTAACATCAAACAAAGATTTGACAAGTAAAGGATTTTTTAAGAAGGAAACTTGAAGTCCAGGAGGATTTGCATCTGAAGTAGGAATCAACGAATCATAAGGAAGATGTTCATTCCAAATAGCAAGTTCTGTTACTTGTTTGTCACCAATAATAAACTTAATATATTGCGTCCCATATCCTTGATATTCATATTGGAAACAGACATATTTGTTTGTGTTACCCAAATCACCTTCTGGGGAAATAACTTCAAAATAAATGTTATCATTTGAAGCATCGGGGGAAACAAAGCTAATGTTATCAATAACAATCAATCCATTAGAGTCTTTCAACGCATAAGTGGAATCTTTAAACTCTGTCTTAAACTGAATAGCTGAAACTGATGGGCTTTGGAAAGAAACGTCAACATCAGTATCGCCTATTGAAGATGGGTCATTAAGACCGACAACATAATGTTCGCCGAGAACATTTGATATTTTTTGAATATTACTTAAAACAGTCTTACTGGTGGTTTTGTTGTACAGAGTACATTCAGTCGAAAAGTAAGGAACATTTGTAAACGTCTTGTTCATTATTTTTGCTGCAAAATCAAATCCGGAAGAAGCACTTGAAGAAACAATGTAATAAGAATCGGTTGTTGAATATAAAAGTTTAGTGTAATAATCTTGTGGTAGACCTTGAATCATCATCCAGTTTTGACCAGCAAAGTTTAATGTTAATGATGAATATTCAGGAGTTAGACCTGAAAGCGAATATACACCATTAGCTACTTTATAAATGTCAACCCTGTTTACTGCTCCAGATGTGCTAGTATTTTTCAATGAATTAACATCAAAGAACTTGTTAGCCAAAAGTGTATCACCAGCTTTAGCAACAACATCACCAACAACAGCATCATTTCTATACTCTACGTTAATAAGAGTATTAACACCCCATTGAATATCTGCGTTAAAAGTTTCAAGAACTGACTTTTCACCCCTAGCAAATCCAAGGTAACATTTCTCTGACTTTAACATATCAAACAGGATATTGATAGATGTATCTATAGTTGAACCAGAAATAAAATTGTAATTTACAGGCATCTAATTACTCCAATTAGTTTATCATAACTTCTGCGTTATTAAGTAAAGCTTCAAAGTTACCGTTCTTAAGTTTTAATATTACTGAATATTGATCTAAAGTACCGTTAGGTAATGTTACGTCTAAAGTTGCATGGTCAGTTTCTAGTTGATGAACCAAATTAGAATTCATATACAGTAACCAAACATATTTAGTAGCAATTCCAGTCTTAATAAACTGTATTGAATATTTATCAATTACATTACTTACAATAAAATTATCTGGGTTATTGAATTCAAGATCGAAGTTCGAACCAGGTGCGGTATTCAATGTATCATAATTTAGATCGTTAGTAACAACCAATGACTGATTATTCATTTCTGATGTTATAGTATTAAATGATAACCCAGAATAAGATTCATATTTTAGATTGGAAGCCAAAATAGACAAAACTTTGAATTGTTTGAGGTTTGCTTCAAATATCCAATCCATCCCTTTATATTTAACATAAGGTTTTCTATAAACATGAACTGTCTTATTCCAAGTTTGATGCCAAAGGGTTAATTCGGTTCTATAATTAGAATCAAAAGTACCTACAGACGTTGGTGTTATAAAGATATTAACTAAACGGTTACCATCATACTGTTTCCAAATATACTGAATAGCAATACCAGTTTGTTTGAATTTAGCAGTAGTTTCATTTGAAATACCATCATAATTAAATGAATAATTTCTACTTCTATAAATTTGTTCTTCTATTTTCTGTAATGGATTAATGTATGTGATACTTGGAATATTCTTTTCAGCTGCTAACTTAACTTGAAGTTTCTTTTGCCCATACAAATCATCATATTTGTAAGGACCATTTGTTGGCTGGTTATTACTTCCAAGAACAGTTTGGTTTGGAATGTAATTCTTTCTAACCGAAAGTAAATTTATTATCGTTCTAGTTTGAAAAAACTTATCCCCTTCAAGATAAGAAGTTGTATCAGCGGCAGCTAAAACTTTGTAGTACCGTTTATAACCATTGTAGGTTGGTCCAAAATCGAGTTCTGGAGTTACAACATAAGGAATGTGGTTGTAATAGCAAATCCAACCACAAGGGTGAACCATATCCTTAATAATACCTTCCCAGTCTTCAGTTGGTATTGAAGTTGTAATACGATAAACAAAGTTCTTCTCTTCTATAATGGAAATTATATAATAACCAAAGAGTTTAGCATAAAGACGTAATGTATAATTAACAAGAAATAAACTACCCTTAAGGTGATTTAATGTATTAGAGTTTTTGAGTATAAACGCTATTAACTCTTTCTTGTACTCAATGGAAGTATTAGTTTGAATCTTATGAACAAGATTTGTATATTCTTTACTGTACTGAGCTAAATGTAAATTAAGATAATTATCATCGTTGTTTATTTCAACTGTTTCTGGTGATTCCTCATACACCTTTTTGATTGTGTTGTAAACAGTTGGTTTAAAACTAAAGGTATTATCAAGAAGTCTATCTACACCCAATGATTCGTGTAAAGTTGAAGTTTTCTTGTATATGTCTAATGGAGTCGATGAAGAACCGTTAAGCATATTCAAGTAAGTGTATTTGACATCCCTTAAAAAAGGCTGGTCTTCATACATTCTACCAGTGAATATATTATCAGCTCTGTACTTCAACATCGAATCGGTTAATATGGATTCGTCTAAATTCTCGTTTGAATATACATAAAGCTTTTTAATTTTAAATGGTGTTTCTTCACTTCCAACAACATTAAAGAAAGTAAACTTTAAGAAAGTAAACTTTAAGTCTGTGTATAGATTTTCGTTTTCTCTAGTTTTTGTGTTAAACTTTATGAAAGTGTAATCAAGCAAAGAACCAGCTGAAACATATTCAGTAATCAGTTCTTTGGTGTTTGACTCATATTTTAGATAGGAATACGAAGCTGATGTCGAATGACTATAGACCATTAATTCCTTGTCTTCGTTTATACGAAAAGGAAGTTGGTACCAGTCAACATTGTTATGAGAGTATTCTATTGTATAAAATGGGTTTGAAGTTTTCTCAATGACAATTTCATTCAACTCTGACGGTTCAATAAGTTCCAAAACAAAAGAAGCTATTTCTTTGTTCTCTCTAACCTGTAAGTCGGCGATTTTTGTGTCAAAGGAAAACGAGTTCTGATTTAAGATAAAATCAGAACTCGTTATTTTATGTAATTTAGATTGGAGTAGATCTAGTTTCATAGTTTTTCTGTGTTATTAATATTAACTACAAGAAATTGGTTAAACTGACAGTTGAAGTCTTCTTCAGATTCAAACGAGTTTGTTTTATTTTTTGGTTTAAAACGAATCTTGTCTAAAACATCCGAGTCGGCGAATAATGTTTTTACTTCTACTGATTCTGTTGAGTCAATAGAATTAAGATTACCTACTGTTGTAGGTTCAAATTTAATCTGACCTATGTCATACGAGTTACTAGCAGCGTTATACACAAACTGACCAATTATCTTATCATGAAATTTATCATAAAAGATTAATTCGTAATATTTAGTATCAGGATTGTACTTATAGTTAAACGTACTAGAAAATCCAAGTTGATTTAAAACATCTTTACCTTGGTCAGCAAACAGGAAGGTATACTCTTTAGCTCTTATCCATTTAGACTCATTTACATTATCAACAAAAATAATATAATCACCATCGACATAAGGCAAGCTAGAATTAAAATCAATATAAGGATTTGTGCCGTTACCAAAGTATCCATCCTCCGTTACTTTAAGAATACTACCGAGTTCAGCAATAATCGGGAACTCGGAACCATCTGCAGCTGAAATACTATCTATATATTCTAATCTTTTCCATGACTGATCAGTATACACAACAAAATCACCATCATTAAATTGTTCAGCTGATGTACCATTAAAATTATTTGTAACACCAGGAGCACCTAAAACAATAAAATAGTCCCCATAAGTTAACGATAACGGTAATGAATTTATGTTTGATGAATCTATTTCATAAAAACCAGAGAATGCAGTTTGGAAAATTCTCCAATAACCATCCCCCATATATATTAAAATATCGTTTACATTTGCGATTGTTGATGATCCAGTTGGCCAATAAATCTTATCGTATAAGAAAAAGTTTCCATACTCTGTAACTTTTCTAAAAGAACCAATTTCAACACCTGATACTGGGTGATAATCTAATTGGAAAAGAACATCACTATTAGCATTAATGTCAGCTGAAACAGGAGTGGAATTTATATCATTCAAATTCCAAACTTTAACCCAACGATCTGCGTCGGTAAGATTTCTAACATCATACATAATTAAATCTTGATCATAGAAGTCTGTATTAGTTCTTCCACCAAAATCACTTGGAACAAGATTTTCAGAGACAACGAGTTTTAAATCATAATCAAGAGCAGCAGTTGGAAGACTTCGACTATTATCTAAACTTATAGATCTGTAATTTAAAAACTCCCACTTATAAACAGGATTAGACTCTGAATATTTGTTAAAGATGATGTAATCCCCTGGGTTAGCTGTGGTTGTTAAACGTCCACCACCGTCACCAGACGCATTAATCTGATATATATCATTATTTGTAGTAACAGAATACAAATCAAAATCTGTTAAAGCGGAAACTGAATTTATAACATTACATTTCTGCCAAGAGCCGGTTCCAGACGCATTGAACATCAACAAATCACCTTCCTTAACATTAAATGTATCACCATAACCAGTAACAGCAAATGATGTAATAGCTTCAACATACTTTCCTTGGTTGGTTGACACAACATCTAAATCTGGAAGTTCACTTTGAGAAAGAACTAACCCTTGGAAATAATTGTTAATGTTTCTTTTCATTCTACCAATTTCGTTACCGTCATATGATATAAAATAGTCATCATACAAACCAGAAATTTCAGGATTAACAGTTATATCTATATTGTACCATTTAGCTAGATTAGTAATAATAGGGGTTTGGCTATTATTTGTATAACGGTATACGTCGAAGAATTTTTTACTTGAATCAAGTTTTATTGACGCATAAAATACTTCGTCATTTCCTGTTACTTGATCTTCACTATACAGGTATCGATCTAAAATATCATTCGTTACTTTACCGTATATTGTACGGCTTGATACTGGTAAATCTTCAAGAGCTATATTAAGATTACTTGCTAGCTCTTTATTAGTCTGAACAAAGTTGACTTTTCCTGTAGCAGTTTGAACGACAGGTAAGCTAACACTATTATAAGCCACATCCGATGCATTATAGAAAGAGTCTTTATTTAAAATGAAATAATAGTTGGATGTAACAGACGACGAAACAACATCTTTGAGTTGATCCATAACAGCAGTTAGTTTGGATTTTCTAAAAAACGAACCATAGTCAAAAAAGTTAGCTAAAGCGTAAACAACTAGGTCAGCCTTTGTATTAACTTTCAATTCTTCTATTTTGTTTGAAGATGTGTTAGATTGTAATTCAATTTTTGGAAACACGTCAACAACAATGTAACTTGGTTTGAAGAAATTAATCTTTGTTGAAATTATATTAAATGCGTTTAAGTAAGTATCCAGATTTTGTTCTTCAGTAGATGCTAAATAGATCTTAACATTATCAAAAAACGATGTTCTGTTCAAAGTGCTTGGAACACCTGAAATATAAATGTTGCCTAGTTGTGTTTCATCCTCTGGATATAAATCATTACCACCAATAACACTACTTGACAAAATATATGGGTAAGCATTTAAAATAGTTGTAAAATCATTCTTTGTTACTGCACGGCCAGCAGTTGAAAAATAGTTAGGGGCTGCTGCTTTAATTTCTTCCAATGTTTCGTAATCTTTACCACCAAAAGAAAGATTTGTGTCATCAGAAAGACCAGTAAACTTGGACAAAGAAAAATTGTTTATATTAGACTGATATACAGTTGTATCAGCTGGAACAGAAGTGACGTAATCACCATTAGCAAGTGACCCTGTAGTTTCAATATAACTTACAATAATCTGTTCATCAACTGCTGGGGCGTCACTAATAATACCATCACCAAAAATAAGTTTTGGGTAAAACTCGGCTGATGTATCTTCTTCTAAAAAGAAGCATTTCTTGGTTGTTATATCAAAAATACTTTTTGCTTCAGTCCATTCTACAGGGGCAATATTAGAATTGTTCTTTTGAAGATTTACCTTCAAAGAATTCTCTTCCACGTTTAATGAAGGAATAATAAACGACTGAAACTCTTTATTACCAGCTTCTGAATCAAACGATATAGTTCTTGGTTTACCTTCAATTAATTCGTAAGTTGCAGTTAGAGTATTTTGATCTTTATAAGTAAGCTCTATAGTAGCTAGGTTTAAGAATGTATTACCTTTACTGGTTATAAAAGTTGAGTAAGGTAATATAGTTATTTTTGATGTTTCAGTGAATGTTTCGTTTTCATCTACATAAGTCAAAGTTCCAACAACTATAGCAGATCTTTTTCTTTTTGGACGGTAACCAATCTCTTTAGCTTTTGATACTGCATTTTTTCTAAAGTTAGTAGTTTCCAAAAAGTTATTCATAGCGACATTTGAAAGTTGATAAGACATCAACATTGAAACATACGACATAGAATCAATAACGTAAGAAATGTTTGATGCTGTCCAATCAAAAGTAGAAGAGTAATCTGAATTACTTTTCAAAAACTCAATGATCTGTTGTCTTACATCTTCAAACTTGATAAGATTCGTTGAAAAACTATAACTCATAATTATCTCACTTTATTCAGTTGAAATTCTAGATTTTGTTGGGTAGATAAAACTTTTATGGTATACGACAATTCTACGTTATATGATTGAGTATCTTCATCTGGTGTTACAATAACCTTAATGTTTTCTATTCTAGGTTCAAACTTTGTTAATCCATACTCAATTTCATCCCTTAAAAAACTCGCAGTAATTGGATCTAAAGGTTCAAAAAGATACTTATCCAAATTAATTCCAAAAGTTGGATTCATAATCCTTTCACCTGTGTTCGTGTTAAGAATATTTAAAACTGATTCCGATATAGCTCTTTCGTTTGTTAATAGAGCCACATCTTTCTTACCAGTAAAATCTCTTCCAATTTTTGAAATATCTAAATAGAATACTTCAGTTGCCATATATTTCACCTCTAAACTATTTATTGATGAAAAAGTCAAAGAAAAAGACTAGATTTTTGTTCTAGTCTTTTTCTTGTTTGTGTATTCTATTTGCTTTTTTTAAAGCCTTTTGTATATTCGTTCTCAAATAGAACTTCTGTTACTTGACCTTCTTTGTTTACTTTGAGGTAATGACAAATATCAATGTAACATGGTAACTCTATATATTCTTCAATCAAGTCAATAACAGTCTCTGACATTTTAATAAGGATTGAAGTTGCTTGACCGTCATTAAAAGAAATTACAGCCATTTGTTCATTTTCTTCGTTAGTTTCAATAGATACACCAAAAAACTCACTATTAAGACTTCCATCTTCAGCATCATACCAAACAAACTGTTGATCTGTTCCAAGGAAAGTATTCAAAAATTCATCTAGTTTTGTAGTTAATTCTTTCAATCGTTCTTCGTTCATTAGTTAGCCTTTCGTTATTTTAGTGAGTTAAAGAAATCAAGATCGGAATCAATATTCTCTTCTGATGTTTCTTCTGTAAAAGTTGTTGCTTCAGTAATTTCTTCAATATCTTCAGCTTCTTCCACAACTACTTTAGCTTCTTTTTTAGTTTTAGGAGCTGGAGCATCTTTAGTTGTGTCAAGACCAAGAATTGAGCCCAGAGCTTTAATTGTTTCAGCATTAGTTGGGAACTGGTCTTCATTTGTGAATTCGGAAAGTTTGTAGGTCATTCCCATAACCTCATCAATCTTTTTATCATTCCCAAGTGGTTTCTGCCCAGCAAATGAGGAGTCGCCATAAAAAGGAAATTCACCCTGCTGTTTTACTTTGAGTTTGAAATCTGCACCTTCGTAAAGGTCAAAAGGAACAAACTGTACAAAGTCTGGATCTTCAAGATCACTTTCAGTTGGGAACATGAGAGCTTTGATCTTCTCATAAATTTTAGCCCCATATTTGTAGAGGAATACTTTTCCTTCATTATCTGGATTGTTCGGATCCTTAATAACAAGAATGTTAGAAGTATACTCCAATTTACGTTTACGCTTTGAAGCTATTGCTTTATCTGATTCAAAAGCAGAATTCCAAAGCTCCATATTCTTTTTACAGATAGGGCAATCTTTGTCGTAACCAAAAGTATTAATACAATTCTTAATCCAGTATTTCTTTTGACCGTTTAGTTGATAATCAAATGAGTGTGAATAAATCTTTGTGAATGGATTTCCTTCAGTATCAGGAAGGAAACGGATGATGTACAAATCGTTTGTTGCTTTTTTGTTTGGATTCCAAAACCGTGTGTCTTTTTCAAATGTTTTTTTCTTTGAATCTTCTTTCTGGATTTCCTCGCGGACCTTCCCCCAATCGAAACGAAAACCTGCCATATACTGCCTCTTCTTTCTACTCCAAACGGAGTTCCCACTACTTAACCGTAGGGGTTTAATTAGATTACTCACATTTAAGTGAGTTTGATATACCGCTACCCAAACAGGTAGGGTGAAAAATAAATGTTATAACTTATTTATGTCTAGAAGAAATCGGACAAACTAGATTCGTTCTTAACACCCTTAACACAATTCTTGTCAATAAACTCTTGACTTGTTTTTTGATACACATTTTCACCAACCATCTCAAGAATATCTTCTGGATCAACTTGGTGTTCTTTAGCAAATTCTACAATAGCATCTACATACGACCCATAATCCTTTGCTAATTTCTCAATCTCCATTGTTAATGATTCAACCATCCGTACCCCTTTCTGATAATGTAGAATAGATAGCATCCATAAAAACTTCTAGTTTGTCTTGAGGAATAGTAACACCGCCAGATTTCTCATGACCACCACATTGAAGTTTCCAATCAACCTTATTTTGTATTGTACTATAAAACTCTTGTATTGTCAAGTCACATAAATCACTAATCCGAATTGAAAACTGGAAACTGTTATTCTCTGAATTAGCAAGCAAAACATAAACATTATAACCTGGCATATACAAAGTAAAGTCGTTGAGGAAGTTAGTGTTTGCATTCATAGTGATAAGAATTTTAAGATCTTCATCAATCATAGAATGATTCTTAAGAGTTGTGTTTATAAATGTCTTACGTTCTTCAGCTTTCCTTGTTATAACTTTTTTATCTTCGGAGTCTAACTTATAACCATCTTTGAATTTATCAATAAACTTGTACATAGAGTATTCCCAGAATAGATCATTCAAAGGAATAGCTTGTTCGAAAAACTCTGGTTCTTGTTTTTGCCAACGGTCATAGATATCAGTAACTATGTTGAGCTGTTGTAGATGCCCTATGTTTTTCTGCTTTAGAAATTCATATGTTATCATGCAACCACATCGGTCTTTAGTTTGTCTATGTATTATTCCTAGTTCATCACAAACACTAGCGAGATCATAGGTGTAATTATGGTGATCTAGATACACAATCTTGTTTCCTGGTCTTTTTAAGGTGCCAAGAAGTCGAAGTTGTTCTTCTGTGTAATTTAGATCGGTAACAAAAAGAAGATCAAAATCAGATCCTGTTTCATGAATCATCTTCTCAATTTTGCCATAGCCAGAAGCCTTCCAAGAAAACTCTGCGTTTGGAAAAGCTGATTTAACATTTATTATACTAATGGATCCGTCTAGCTAAAGATCCCAGTGCGAAATTTGTTTAATTTGCATGGGAATGAGTCCTCCTTTTTGAATAATTTTTCCATATCCTCTTCTAATTTATCCATAAACGTTCCTTGGCATATATTCCAACACCACATATCTTCATATGTAGTTTTCCATTTCTTTAACCAAAGACAAAGTTCTTTGAAAATATCATCTGGAAGTTCTCCAAACAAAATTTTTGGTTCATCAGAAACAGTTACTATAGCTATATCGTATTTTGTTTGAGATTGAAAATTACCATTATAGTTACAAATTAGTGTAAATAATTGTATAATTTGTTTTTTGGTATATTCTTCTTTAAATCAACTGGATATTTTGGATTATTATCATTCCATGTCTGTAACATATATTTCCAAGTTATAACACCGATATTTTTCTTTTGTAAAATAATAGCATATATATCATCAACAATCTTTTTAGGTAATTTGTTTCCTTTTTTAAATTTACCATGTTTAGATTCTAAAATTTTGAATGTGAACATTTCTAATACTACTTCCCATTCATCTTTATACTTAACATGAAATGATGGATTACCTAATGGTTCTGGATATATCATTAGCTGATAATTTTCCACCCTAGCAACTGTTGCTGCTTCTTCTTTAATTAATTCAATAGCTTCAAAATAATCAACACCTTCTTTTAACATTTTTAAAACTACTTCAAAATTATCCATACTTATACCTCATATTTCTATTATACAAAAATTTAAACAAAAGGTCAACTAAAGAAATCATCCAAAGAAGCTTTCCGTTCAATTTCCCAGTCCATAGACTCAATAATATTTTTTAACGGATCCAAAAACGCTTTCTGAAACTGTAATGGATAATCTATTTTCAAGAAACTCATCTCTTCAGGAAACTTGTTTGAAATACCAACAACATTGGATTTCACTTTATTGGGTTCTTTAATCAAACAAAACTTTATTTTATCCCCTGTATTAATCAATGGATACTTGGTTGTAAGATTCAACTCCCGTAGCAGTTTATTGTAAACAAACGCAGAGCGAACATGAATTGGCAACCCTTTAGACTCCAACGTGTAACTAGAAAACTGAACTCCACGTGGGAACGCAACAGTTTCAAATGGAAGAGTATAAAATTCCTTACGGCATTGTTCAATAAACTCAATAACCTTATCATTAGATTCAGTTTCAAAAATATACTGTACAGCTTTTTTCAATTTATCACGACACCATTGTGGAGTTGAAGTTCTAACAATTTCTACACCACGAACTTTCTGTTTGGGGTTCTCTAGGTAGAAGGTTCCTTCATCCCAAATCTTGTTCATAATGTAACGCTTCTTGGCTACGAAAATTGTAGAAGTAGCAACACATTCAGCTTCCATTCTAATAGTCAACTGTTGCATGTTTAAGTTTTTTCTTAACTTATCAAGAAATTCGTTAATACAAGGTTCTATAATCTGTTCAGATAACTTAAGAATAAAATCCAATACAGTTTTATTATCTGGTATTTTACCATTATATCTTTTTTCTATTAAAGGTTCCAGGTTTAGGAAAACGCTATCGGTATCGCAATATATTGTTTTTATAGACTTTTTTTGTTCAATATAATTATCAATACCACGAACACAAAGCTGACCATTACTTGTTATAGCCTCGGCAATCCTAATGTCAAAATATCTAGAGTGAGGGTTAGCTATAGCTCCATAACCTGAGTTAAGTAGAATTTTAAGAGCGTACTGAACAAGATCAAGTTGTCTAGCTAATTCAGTATTTCCATCAGCTTTAGCTTTTTTTAGGTCCTTCTTCTTCTGAACACGTTCCATAAACAGTTTGGAATATATTTTTGGAATAAATCCTTCTATGTCATTTCTAAAGAAGTATCCATTAGAAGTAAATGTTACACAATACTTTTCCAAAATAGGTTGTATTTCATCCAAACTATCAACGTCAATACAAGCCTCTATACTTCCAAATTGTTTCTTTATCCTTACCAGTTCTGGAGGAAGTTCATTGTCATTAATAATAGTCTCTGAACTCAAATTCGACGACCTAATCTGGTTTGGGTAACTGGATACAATATCAAAAACTTTTAACCATTTATAAAATCCCGGAGTAGGATCTTTAACATATCCACCTATAAATTCTTCCTTAACATGGTTTTTATTAGCTGGGCAAAGTTTCTTAACATCTAGAAGTTCACTATAGTAGATACAGTCCCAAGGCTGAACCGTTCCAAAAATAGATTCAGGGGAACATTTGGCCTTATGAACAATCGATAGAGCTAATTCAATAAACCTAAATTTGTTATTCAAGTTGTAAACGAGTTCGACGTCTTGTATATTATATGTCAAGAAAAGTTCATAATTCTCATAATACAAGTTTTCAAGTGACTCATATTCATCACTATAAGATATCTTTTCCTGTCCAAGTTCATACTGTGATATAAAATTCAAAGACCACGATTCTCTAGGCTCACCGATATATTTCCTGTACAGTTGTTGAAAGTCCCAAATAATAGTTCCCTGTAGAAGATATGTTGTGTCTTCCTGACCAAAATCATTTGTGAAGTTTTTTTGTTTCACAACTCTATCCAAGGACATTCTTTTTACAGCTTCTGGACCAAGAATTCTGTTTACTCTGTTCACGATATAAGGAACGTCAAAACTTACAATGTTAAAACCAGTAAGAATATGAACTTCTGCTTTGTTGAACATATCAATATACTTGTTCAACAAGTCCTGTTCGTTTTCACATTTAAAATAAGTAACATTTTTGTTTTTAGGTGTGTAATCATCTTTATACCCAAGTACATAATATTCGTTCTTAACCATGTCTTGGATTGTTATAGCAGTGATTGGAAATTTAGCAGCACCTGGAGTTGGAAATCCAGCAGTTTGAGTAGCGTCAGTCACATCCCGAGTACACTCCAGATCTATATTCCATATACAAAGACCTTCTGTTTGAAAAGGAATATCTGTTCTGTACCGTGTAGCCATGAACTGAAGATGTGGAGCAATATCACCCAGAATTTCAAAGTAGTTTTCGTTTTCTTTTTTCCAAGCTTTCATATCCATAATAGAGTCAAAAACTTTTACTTTGACTTTCTTACCGTGAATGTCAGTCCATTGGCTTTCTTCAGCTTTCATGGCATGTAGACCAAGAAATGGTTTGTACGCTACAATTTCTGTTTTTGGGATTCCGTCTTCTAGGTAGATGTGTTTAATTCGGTTGGAGTCATACTGGTAGGCATTTACAAGTGTTTTCATTTTATTCCTTTTTGGATTGTCCTCACGTAGATAGAATAGCTAGACAATCTTTTAATTTATTTCTATCACAAAAAGATTATAATAAATTTTGAGTTAAATGTCAAGAAGAAAGAAGGTACAAAATATACCTTCTTCTAAATTATTTTTTCCAGAGGATAATTAATGGGTCAAAAAGAATTATTACTGCGGAGATAATACCAACGATAATTGCTACTGGTGTTAAAATGATTTTTGCTATTATACTTTTTAATTCTTCCATAGTTTCACCACCGGTAAAAACATCTTTCTATTACCTAAAAACTTTAAAATTGGATGAATAAACGTGGAATAAAATCCATATACAATAACTGGTATAGTCAAAAGAACTTTGTATGAAAAATTCTTTAATTTGTTTAGTTTTTCTTGATTCATTAAATTATTCCTTCGTTTGAGTTTTTTGTCGAATTAAACTTGACAAGCTCTAATTCCTGTGTTATAATAAATTCATAAATTTGCGGGGCAGGATAAAATATAGAAGAAGACTATCTTTGACCTAATTCTTGGTCTATAATTATTGTTCCAAAACCAGTTCCTGCTAATTGAATTCGATTAAAAATATCAGTTACCATTTTAACCTCTTCTATTTGTTCAGTCAAAAGACCTAAAATCATTTGGTACGTTTGGTCATCATTTTCTTCTTTACAAATAAATGAAACTTGTTTCAACATTTCAGTTGTATTTAATTCGATTTCTACGGTTCTAGAAAACATATCAAACAAGGTAAGATTTTGTGGTACTTGTTCCATTATGTTTAGAAGATGTGGAATATGACCTTGGTCTTGAATGTAATTAGCAATTATCTCGAAGTGATTGTTTTCTTCATCAGACTGTTTCTTGAACCAAGAAGTAGTACCAGTCAAAGAAAGATAATCAGCGATACCAGAGAAAGAACGATAAACATAAGAGTTTTGTTTCTCATGTTGCATTTGAAATGTAAGAGCTTGAAGAACTTTTTCGTTTAACATATATTATCCTTTTAAGTTAATCCAGTTGAAATAAACCATTTATATGAATCATTAATATTTCTAACCATTAAGAGTACATCTTTATATTGTGTTAATTTTGTTCCTGAAGGTGTAAGGTAAGTTCCAGAGAATGTAACTTCGCTAACTAATGGGGACTGATTCCAAACTCTAGCTTTAAATCCATCAGAATATCCACTAGCAGGTGGTAATGTAATAACACAAGCAGTTACTGCCGAACTTGAAAATGTTATAAACTTATCTAGATCTGAAGTTTGAACAGTATACGTTTCGGTAGTTACATCTGTAATGGCTGCTAATTTGTTTGATTTATCATTATCTAAATCTGTTAAAGCACCTCCAACTGTTTTAAGATATTGTGGATGCGGATCAGAATTTATATCTAGGTGAAAAGCCATAGCCCCAGACACTTCAGTTGATTCTAGAGTTATGTCACCTGTCCTACCATGAAAAGATCTAACAGGTGCTAAATCCCTAGCTTTTATTTTATATGTAACACCTTGAAGGGAAAATGGAACTTCACCAGAATCGTTGTAGGAAGTTTTTGGAAGGTCTTTTATTTGTTTACTTTTCATAAGTTACAATCCAATAAATTTATTTTACTTCTACTTATTTATTGGTAGAATTATGATTGTTTGATGATAGAACCACAACTAGGGCAAGTAGCAGAATTGAAAATCCATGTTGCCCCACATTGGTCACAAAAATGTTGATAGCTCATGTTTACCTATTGTAATGCTATAAATTTATTTGTTGTAAGAAGTTTATAAACAATATAATCTTTGGCTGTTTGACCATTAGGTAAAACTTTATCCCATACTCCGTCGATTATGTCTTGCACATTAGCATTAACTAAACTCATTAATTTATCATGTTCTACTTGAGTTAATCCAGAAATATTAAGTTGAGCTCCGGAAGATGGAATACTCATTAGTTGGTTGTGTTCTTCAGTTGTTAAAGTTGAAGTTGGTAACCCCATTAATTTAGCATCTTGTGTTGAAGTAAGACCACTAACACCATCGATTAACGTAGATTGGAAGGAGTTAATTGTAATTGTCCAAGATTCTAGAGTTGGAATAAAAACAGGATCCCCTTCTTGTGTAAACATATTACCAGTTAGAGTTAAAGTATGGTTACCTTCCCATGTTCTAATTCTCCAACCATTTAAAAGGAAGAAAGTACCACCAACAAACCTGCCACCTGGAAGAGGTTCACCACCAATAGAACTCATCGCCTGTGGATATTTGGTATTATCTCTTAATAACGACCATTCTTTCCAAGATGAATAAAGGTCGGTTTTAACATCAATTTCAGTTATTCCATCGGAGATATATATTAGTTTATTTTCACCATCAAAAGTAACTTTATGGTTTAAATCCCAATAATCCCAATGTCCGTAATCATAAATTAGCATATTAAATTTGTATTTCTTCCCATATCATAGCACCAATAACATCACATGGTTCGAGAATAGCTTTTACCATAATCGTGTATGTTGGTTTTATTCCTGTAGCAGTTTCAAGTAAGTTTTCATCCAAGTAAGAGAAGAATTGATTCAGTTCCAGATTCTGTGTACCTTTAACAAAGTGTTCTGTAATAGCAACTCCGCCACTTCCCGCTGTTGAAGACTTATCATACTCAAATTTTGAACCAGTTTTTATTGTGTTATAATTTGAACCAGTCAGGGTAGCATTTTTGAATATTTCAACTTTTACTCTGCCATCTTTTGTGCTATCCCCATTAACGGTTGATGATATTGAAATAAGTTTAGGTAATAAAATTGCATGATTAGAATCTGTTGTTGGTCTTATTGAAAAAAGTGGAGTCCAAACCGCACTTGTACAGTTTGTTATGATATTTCCAGAACCCTCGTATACCAATGTTTGACTTCTATTTTCACCTTCACAAAATATATTGGCAGATTGAAGATACATAGTGCTTTGAGATATAACAGAATCAGTATTAGTTTGAGTAATTCTAATTGGCAATGAAGATGAAGCTACAGTAACTCCGGATTTAGTGAATGTATGTAACAATATTCTCTTACCTGTTTTACCATATACTCCTATCCGCCCACGAACACCAGCATATATATCAAACCAATATGTTGTTAAAGAATTAATATCAATAACTTCCTTCGATATTCCTGTACCATCCATCGTATCATCAGACCAATTTGTTTGAGTAACAACTTCATCATTAACAACACCGGTATAATTGGTTCTTCGTACGATAGATAAAACTGTTCCATCTAACCTAAAGAACAATCCATTATTATCATCGAAGTATCCCCATTCACGTTTAAGATTGGTTTTACCTGCATCACCAATAATTAGCTTTGTTGTAATGTTAATGGCACGACCCGAAGGTCGATCGTGCCACTTGTTTGTGGTAAATGTAACAGTATCACCACTAGCAGTATCTGTTGTTAATTTTATCGAATGCGGTGGTAAAGAAGTATTAAACTCGGCATTTGAAGTACCAGATTTAATTGCAGAACAGTTATCAAACCAACTAGCTGATGAAGAATAACTGTAAATACCGATCGGTGTTTCTTGGCTTTGTTTTGAAATACCTTTAGCATCGAGTAATTGTGATCCTTCAGCAAATCTAACGAGTGCCTGACCTTCGGCATCTACTAGCTGACCATTGTAAGGATTATCAAAGCTAATAGTTGAATTGAGATTGTAATACATAAAGTAAGGAGCGGTTGTACTAGAAACACTTCCAAGAACTCCCCCTTGCATATCATATATTGTGGAGTTAATGTTAAATAACGAACTCGATCCACCTTCATTGTTTGCATTATGATACATACAATACAGAACATTTGCATCTGGATTAATTTTCTTTATTAGAAAAGAATCGTCAACACCATTCCAGATTTCTTGATCAATACTAAAATTCGTAGTTGACTGAACTTTAATGATATAAATTTTTCTGGCTATAACTTGTTTACCAACACCGTCTGGCGGGAGTTGAATATAGTTTGAATGCATTTGTATATCCTTTTACTGTGGATTCGTTTTGTAATTATTTATAATGAAAAAGGTGTTTATGAAAAACATAAACACCTTTTGAAGTGAAGTATATAAATTATTGAAATTATAAATTCTGATAATTTCTTTCAAGTGAGGAAATAAGTGCCGCTGCATTCGATTTAGATTTACCGATTGTACCAGTCGCCTTAACAAATTGCGAAGTTGTTAAGCCAATTGCTACAGCGACAAATGGGGCATCTGTTCCTTTTGCACCTGTTCCACGTTGTGCGTTTCCATCATAATCATAAGTAAAATCGTAATACTTATTTGAAATTAATGATGCCGAACCAGCGAATGTTTCTATAGTGTATGATATGTCATTACTATCAGCATCTTTAACAATCATAGCATTTATTGTACCGTAATCTCTACCTGTATTATCTCCAGGTGCATCGTCATTAGCATAAAAAACAGTAAACTTTGTTTTTGTATCGGATACAATATTATCACCAAAGTTCAAACGTAAAACCGCTTGGTATGGAAATTTGTTTTCGGTATTTGTATTGTCATAAAAGTAAACTGAGTTTTTATCTACAGCGGCGATATTGTCAACCCAAACACCACCTGTAGCCCCTGTTGATTGATAAATTACATATAAGTTATCACCAACAAACTTTAATAGTGAAGGTGTAACTTCACCATACATTGTGTGAGAAGCGTCTGTATCAATATCAGATCTTTGTCCATAACGCAAAGTGTATTGAACATATTCGTAAGCTTGTTGGGCTGTGCCATTATTAGCGTCTATAATAACATTATAGTTAGCAGCAATTGTAGCAGTTTTACTTTGAGGTGTAGCAAACCAGTTTATAGACATTCCACCATAGACACCAGTTGTTGGATTACTGTTGATAGCTTTTAAGTCTGTTGATGACGAAAGAGGGAAACGATAACATTGATACGTTAATGAAGTAACACCAATATCTGTTAATGATGCGTCTGAATATAAAGCTCCATAAGAACGAACAAATAACTTCATATAAGATTTATAGTCAAAGTTACCATGACTAGCATCCCCATATATTTTAACAGCTTGGTTTACCGGGCCTGTAAGTGCAAAGATAGAAGTTAAACCTGTAGCCGCTATTGAAGTTAGAGCTGTTTGTGAATAATAAATTTGATGAGCTGTATCGGCTAGAGAACCGAGTGTTATAACACCAGCATATTCTTCGTATGTTTGAGTTCCATCTACAGATTTTAGGGCCCAACCACCAGTTCGAATGAGTTGTCTTGTAGTTGTATCAGCAAAGTCCCACCCGTTTATAAGTTCGAACTGTTCATCAGTAATTGGAAGCATTGGAAACGGAAACTTAATTAAAGTTGTATCTGATTTCCAAACTTCTTTCAGCTTCGAATATACACATTTGAGGGTAGCTCCACCAGTATCAACAAGAACAGCTCCAGCACCAGTAGCACCAAGTTTAAGTTGAATTGTTTTTGCTGTGTAGTTGATAATCATATTACCAGATGCGGGAGCCGAACCAGAGGCACCAGCAAAGTAAATTAGATTATCTGGGTCTGTTAGCATGTTAGCTGCGATAAAATAAGCCATGTTTTTGTCCTTTATAGTGAGATAGATTAAATTAAGATTATCTATTCATTAGTTCCTTCTGTTTATTTATATTTTAAGTTGGGTTGATATACTGTCTATCCGATATTAAGGATACAAGTAAAGATTGAGTAGAATTTGTTAATGTATAACTCTGATTATATGCTTGAAAATTTAGATTTATAACTACAACATAAATTGAAAGACTTGTATTAGAATGAGTATATGTTAATTTATATTTACCTACATTATCTGGGTCGCTATCGACAGAACAATTTGAAGGAGTAGAAAATCCTATATCCTCTACTCCGCATAATTCAGTAGAATCCGAAGTCTTGAAAACTCTAACTTCAGAAGAAGCAGGTACATTTGTAATAGTAAAAGTATTAGAGTTAATAAATGTAACTGTATTACTATTTGTTACTGAATATGTTGAAGGATTAGTTCCACTAGAAAGATTCAAAGTTAAAGGACTAGAGGCAGGAGCCATCCAAAGAATATCTTTAGTATTTCCTGAAAATAAATTAGAATTACCAAAATTTAAAGATATAGAACTAGTACTACCAGTGTATTCAATTCTTAAAGCACCAGACGGTGATATATTATCAATGAAAGAACATCCTATTAATTTATCAATAGAAGCTTGTAGTGCAGATTGACTAGCACCAGTTATATACAATGCACCTTGATTAGAAGTAGCACTTGATTTAGTAAATAAGCAAGACGTTAATGTGTTGTCAGGAAATGTTATTTGGTCACAAGCATTCCATGTTACCTCTGATAAATTTACATTAGCATTTAATGTAACAGTACCAGCTCCAATAACAGCCAATCCAGTTAAATCATAATTAGCAGAACCAGATGAACTAGCATGAAATCCCCAATGATATTTTGATAATGAAGATACGACTGAATCCTTATGAATTATAGTATCAGAAGCACCTGCATAATAGGTTACACCACAAACATTATCTACAGAACAATAGTTTACAGTTTTAGCAGCTTTATTATATTGTCTAGGGAATTCTAATGCAGTTGATTCTAATTTAAGATAAACAGGATTAGTTCCACCATCACCTATTTGTAATGGTTGATAAATCATAAATTGTGAAGAACCTTGTTGTGTTACAGACTTTCTTTCATGTCCTTCAGCAGCGGCAGAAACAATTCCTTTAATATCAAGTGGCTCTACTGAATTTCCACCAGCAACTACAGTTATATCTAAAGCCCAAACAGAACCCATCAACCAGTCAGGTTGAACAACTTTTCCTGAAACAAAAAAACCAATATTAGTTACAGCAGCAGCATTTAATGTTCCAGTTGATTGCAATAATCCTCCATCAGATGCAGCAGGAATAGCATAACTTGAATGTATAATAGCAGGTTGATGTCGCTGAACTCCTAAAGGTGTATTAGCACCACCGACATGCCAAACTTTTAATGCAGTAGCATTTGTAGAAGCCCAACCTATTGCAACTCCACAACAACCATTCAATGAAACAGAATCTGTTGTTTGAATATCAACAGGAAGATAAGGTTGAATATGAAATAAAATATTTCTATTTGACAAATTTCTTGATGCTATAACTTGTGTATTACCAGCCCAAACATTAGCAGTTATGACACCATCAGCGTTTCTCATAGCATGATAAGAATTTATACCTGTATCAGCATAAGTTACTGTTGCACCTGTTGCAGAACCAACTGATTTACTATTTATTGTAATTCCAAATACTGTTGTATTTGCTGTAGTAATTGGTGCTGCATCAGTTAAATAAACAGCACCAGACATAGGTGATATATAAACAGAACTATCAGAAACACAATATGGTGGTATAACAGAAGCACCTGAAGCAGGTGGATTTACTGCTATTACAGATGAACATTGATTCCAAGAAGTTCCAAGTGCAGAAGCATATACATTATTAGGAGTTGTACCAGCAGTTTTTTTAAATCCCCAAGACATAGCATCTGCATGAGCAGTGCCATCTTTACCAGCAACTAATGTAACAGGTCCTTCAATTATGCTCGGAACTGAAGCGGCTGCATTAGCCATTTGATATAATAACAAACTATCATTTTTTTCTGTTGTCATTGTAGGTAAAGCAAATCTACCTGCTGTTGAAGTATTGCCTATAATATTAAAATAATAAACATAAAAACAACAATCCAAAGAAGAATTAGCCGTCCAAGTTGTACCAGTTTTAGATGAAAAGTTACCTGCGTGAGTAGAAGAACTACTATCACAAGCTACATTAAGATAATTTGAAGCATCCCCACCAGAATATTCAACTGATATATGATAATTTGTCGATGGATTAAATTGATATTGATACCACCAAGGAAATGTGAATTCAATCAACTGATATGATGTTGTTAAAGTTGATATATCTATTGTATTTGATTTTGCTAATATAGGAGTTGTTGCTATAGAAGAAGTACCAAAAGTACCTGAATGAGTGTTAAGCACAACTTGTATATTACCTGTAGGTGAACCAACCTTTTTAAGATAAAATTTAACTGATGACATTCTATAACTAAAACCGTTTGGTGCAGTTACAGCAGGAACAGCAAACGATTGTCCAACTGCGACAATAGAACCTGAATATAATGTTTGACTTGTATTATAATTAGTTTCAGAATAACTTAATGCTGCTGT